GTTTGGTCGTCAGAAAAATCTTGTCTATATATTGTCCAATATGCTTCTAGTACTGCCTGCATACTAGACACTGAATGTTGGGAGTTAAAATCTTCAAAATCAAAACAATAAGGTACACCATTCTTAAGCACTTCAGAGACTGTTTTCGTAACATTACTAGCTGTAGCTGTAGGACCTATGGGGAATAAAGGTGAAATCACATGTTCACAACCTATCATTGCAAACCCAGATATAATGAAATTAGTAGCATCTACGCCGTAGATAGCTCTTTGCTTCCCCCATTCATATTTGACAGATGGCCAAGCTACAGTACTAGGATGACGTGACAAGAAATGATCTACATCGTATTCTGGCATAGCATTTAATGAAAACAACTTATTACGCATCTCACGGGACTCAGACTTGAATTTCATGTCTTCTTCATATTGTGAGTGATAAGCTCCGGTGGGTGCCCATTGATTCCTACTAGACCAGTAACTATCCCAATACGTCTTTCTAGGCCTGCTACCCATACCTCTAACAGCTTTAAAGATATGTAATGCATGCGTATATACAGTATTGTGCTCTATATTACAAAGGTTGGGTACCGTTCTATTGACTTTCTCCGAATGCCAGTCTACAGTGCCTAAACCTCTGTTGACAAGTACTTCAAGCTCAAACATCTGCGTAAAGTCAATAGGTAGTAGATTCTGAACTGCCTTCAGTCGCAATGAAAAACGTTTCTTGATCACATTAAAAAAGTCTGCTGTATCATCGTACTTTGTCTGCCAAATACCAGATTTGCTCATTAGTTCTTTGTTCTCGACAGTTAAACTACTGGCCCATACTATACTTCCTACAAATAGTGCTTCCTGCATATCAGTGCCCAGCATGTGTTCCAGCCACGGTTTCAGAAAAGCGGCATTATCGTCTATATATTGCATCCCTTTTTTTCTAATTTCATGTATGGTTAAGTGTCTTAAGTGCCTGCTTGATACTTTATTATATTCAATCTGAGTCTCACCTGCCAGCAGTTTAGTCAAACGAGGGTATTTAGTGTACTGTCTATGTTTTTTTGTTTTTTTATTTATATATAACAAATAGTCTATAATTTCCTGATTATTGATCATCCCATATGGAAATAAATCTGGTCCATATTGGATCTTAGATATCCGTAACATGGCATCCGTAGAAAGTTCAGTTAAAAGAGTGTTTTTGTGTATGTACAAAGCAGTGACCCCGAGTTTGTCGAAGTATGCCGGATAAATCTTAATAGTCAAACCTCCTACTAGATAGAAACGAGGAAAAGGTGGGAGCCAGCTCCACAATACATCGAATAGATGAAAATCAGCTTCCTCAAAAGTACTAACCAAATTGTAATCCTCAGTTAATTTAACATGTAGAGGGATATGATTAATACAGCTGGCTAATCGTTTTGACCTGCATCTGGCTCTAGCTGTGGTGGTTCTGGTGGATCCGGTTCCACTTCTTGAGGCAACAAGTCTAATATTTTTGCATCGCCTGGCATTGCTACACCTGGACGAATCTGGACAACTTGAAAATCCGACATAGCTGCATCGTATCGTGTCATTACTGCTCCCAAGTAATTCTCCACCATATTAGTGTCTATCCTAAACTCCTTATGCAGTTTAGGTTGTTCTTCACTATAAGGTGCTTTAGGTGATCGCCACTCTGGCCTATCTAAAAGGAAAAGATTTATACGCTCCCAACTGAAGACTGCGCCTGTATCTAATAATCTAGTCAGTGGTGAGCCCCAGCTTATATTGCGATTCACTAACCCGTCTAGTTTATAAGACTCTGCTCTTCGTAACCCAGAGGGCGGTACGGGTGGTACTGCTACAGATACATCATTAGCTGCGTATATTTTATGTCTACCATCTGTTAATGGGTGCTTATAGTATAGGTCATGGCCATTCCACCTAGCTAAGACGCCATAAGCCCATAAGTCCATGTAATTGAGACCCTCACGGCGTATACCATACTCAACTATCTGTACTGCATTGTTCATGGAAAAACTGCTTCCGTAAGGAGTGCCTTCGAGCAAAGTACCGTTTAGTCCTAAAATGAGCGCTACACATGATGGTGCCACTAGTTTCTGAAACATAATTTGATCATCTATAATTTGGTAACCATAATCCTGTAGATGTGGGATATTAAGTTGGCCAAACCGTACTCTAGTACTGTACTGACTGTCCAACCCTTCATTTATATAAGTATAACAATCATGAAATGCACATCTTAATATGCGCTTGCCTGTAATAGCAGACACAAGAGCATCTGCACGGTAAGTCTCATCTAAACCCGTATGTATAGTAAACCGCATCTTACGCATCAGGTCTTCTGTATTGACACTATTATATATAGAAAGAAATTCTCCCCAGTACCAGCAAGTGTTCATGAATAGGGATATAAATATACTAGACTGTCCGGGCCCTGTTAGTGTATTGGCTAGGTCTTGAGCATCATCTGATATACAAATACCCTCGCCTTGGACCAATTCAGGTAACGAGGCACGACTTAATCCTAACTTGGGTAAACGTAAACTACGCTTAATATGAGTCCACCAGTGCGACTCAACGGTCTCTGTTGCTGGCTGGGCTACCCAATAACGTAATAATATAGAAGCTTGTTTAGCCTCCTCATATACCCTGTGATTGCGTACCAATTTGCCAAACATTGATTGAAGCTCTCTTTTAGTGTACTCACC